GAGAGCGCGGTAGCCACCACTTCTTGCACACCGATCCCAGCCTTCACGCCGGTCCCGTTTAAAGTGCCCCAAGGCACTGGCAGCCAGTGGCGTGTGAGCGCCATTCAGGTGTCTACGGGCGGCACGATCTACTGCAAACCGATTAACACGCAATGAGTTACTTTGGCATTCCCATCCGTAACGGCATAGCCATTGGGCTAGGCAGCATCATTTCGCTGTTCTCTGGGTATGCTCGGGATCAAGTATTTGACAACCTAATCACTGAATCGGAAGACAACCTGGTTCAGGAAGACGGCGGTTTTATTTTAGTTTAAGGATACATCATGGCTGACGTAAAAATTTCCCAACTCCCAGTTGCAACCACGCCGGTTGCGGGCACTGAAGTTCTCCCAATTGTCCAAAGCAGCATAACTGCTAAAGTCAGTATTGACAATTTAACGGCAGGCCGTGCGGTTAGCATGGCTTCAGCTACTGTGTCTACGGGTAACCTAGCCTTCACAGGCACGGCTCAACGCATCACTGGCGACTTCAGCAATGGGACTGCTGCTAATCGGGTGGCGTTTAAGACAAGTACGGTAAACGGAATTACGGTTATCAATATTTTACCAAACGGCACAGCCGTAAGTTCTCGTTTTAGGGCTTTTAACACAGAAGACCCAACAAACTCTGCATTTGCTGATTTTGGCATAAGCAGCACTACCACAATTATTCAGTCAAGTTTTGGTGGCGCAGGCTCATACTTACCCATGGGCTTCTTTACCGGAGGCGCTGAACGAGCTAGTATTGACACTGCGGGAAATATTTTAGTTGGAACTGGAACAACAGCAGACACTCACCTTAAAATTTATGGCGCTGGGACAACCTCCAGTTCCTATACAAATGGTGATGCTACCGGCGCAACTTTATATTTAAGAGACAGCGGAACAACCTCTGGCAATGGCGGTCAGATTTTATTTGGCTCTGGATTTGGTATTAACGCTGGAATTAAAAGCCTTGTTACCAACGGAACCGGGCCAGCAGGTGATTTGGTTTTTCAAACTCGCACTACTACTGGCAACGTCACCGAAAAAATGCGTATTAATGATGTGGGCAACGTAGGCATCGGAGTAACGGCTAACGCTTCAGCAATATTGGACGTTCAGAGCACCACCAAGGGTGTGCGGATGCCCAACATGACCACAACACAAAAGAACGCTATTGCCTCCCCTGCCGCTGGCTTGATGGTGTTTGATACAACGCTGTCAAAATTGTCTGTTTATTCTGGCGCAGCTTGGCAGACCATCACTTCAGTCTAAAGGAACCACCATGACAACATATCTCTGGACCATCCCCCAAATGGATCGCCTGACCTCTGATGGTTTCGTGGTCACAGTGCATTACAACGTGTCTGCCACTGATGGCGCATACAACTCCTCGGTCTACGGCACTGTGGGCTACCAAGAGCAGCCGGGTGAGACATTCATCCCCTATGCTGACCTCACTGAAGCCATTGTGGTTGGCTGGGTGCAAACAAGCCTTGGCAAAGACACTGTTGAAGCCAGTTTGCAAAGTCAAATTGACGCACAGATCAACCCCGTTCAAGAGTCGGGTGTGCCTTGGAGCCAGCCATGAAAGTCTGGTCTGTTGAGCAAATGCAGTGCTTCCCCAGCGTAGACGGCAAGCAAAACGTCGTCTATGTGGTCAACTGGCTATTGACAGCCACGGAGAATGGCAATACTGTTCATATATACAATACAACAAACCTTGAGTACACTCCTGGTTCGCCGTATACTGAATACGCATCCCTGACATCCGAGCAAGTGCTTGGCTGGGTCAAAGATGCGCTTGGCAACAAACAAGTGCAAGCCTATGAAGTCGAGGCCGATGAGCTTCTGGCGGCAAAAGCTGCACCGCAACTGGTTACAAACGGTCTGCCTTGGGTAGACCAGACATACGTGCCAATCAAACTGTACTGATGCAGTTCATCAGGAACTCTAACGAGTAAACACATGACTGAAGAAGTCCAAGCCCTAGCGGAAGTAGACTCCGCGCCAACCACGGATGCGACGGCCGCACCTGAAGTTGCTGAAAGTACGCCGGAAGTCGCTGAGAATCAAACCGACCAAGCTGAGAAGAAATACTCTCAAGCTGAAATTGACGCGATGATTGGCAAACGCCTTGCAAGAGAGCAACGTAAGTGGGAAAGAGAACAAGCACAGCGTCAGTCTGAACAACAGACGTTGAGAGCTGCGCCAACGGCCAGCGTTGACCAGTTTGAGTCTCCTGAAGCCTATGCGGAAGCATTGGCCCTTCAAAGAGCCGAAGAACTGATTGCCAAACGCGAAGCCGCCAAACAGCAATCGGCTGTTCTCGAAAGCTATCAAGAGCGTGAAGAAGCAGCTCGGGACAAGTACGACGATTTTCAACAAGTCGCCTACAACCCCCAGCTACCGATCACAAACGTGATGGCAGAAACGATCCAGTCTTCGGACATTGGACCTGAGTTAGCGTACTACCTCGGCTCCAACCCAAAAGAAGCAGATCGCATCTCACGCATGACGCCCTTAAGTCAGGCGAAGGAAATTGGAAAGATTGAGGCCAAACTGGCGTCAGACCCTCCAGTAAAACGAACAACGTCTGCACCTGCACCGATTTCACCTGTCACAGCGAGAGCCTCCGGCTCTCCGGCTCACGACACTACGGACCCACGGTCTATCAAGACCATGACGGCCTCGCAGTGGATTGAAGCTGACCGCGCCCGACAGATGAAGAAGATGCAAGCACAGATGACCCGCTAAAAACTTTGACTTTTAAAGGAATACAAAATGAGTAATTCGATTCTCACGATCGACATGATCACCCGCAAGGCTCTTGAAATTCTGGAGAACAACCTTGTGCTCACCCGCAACGTAAACCGTCAGTACGACGACAGCTTCGCTGTTGAAGGTGCCAAGATCGGTTCCACACTGCGTATTCGTTTGCCCGACCGCGCTCTGGTGACCGACGGTGCCGCCCTGCAAGTTCAGGACGACAACGAACAGTTCACCACTTTGACCGTTGCCAGCCAGAAGCACATTGGTGTTAACTTCACCTCTGCTGAACTGACCATGCAGTTGGACGACTTTGCTGAACGTGTGCTCAAGCCACGTATTAGCCAGTTGGCCTCCAGCATTGACGCTGACGTTGCCAATGCGTACAAAACCATCGGCAACACTGTCGGTACACCTGGCACCACTCCTTCGACTTCTTTGGTGCTGTTGCAAGCCCAGCAGAAGCTGAACGAGAACGCTGCCGTGATGAACCCACGTTATGCCACCGTCAACCCCGCCGCTAACGCTGGTTTGGTTGAAGGCATGAAAGGTCTGTTCAACCCTACCGACACCATCAGCAAGCAGTTTAAGAACGGCATGATGGGCACTGGCGTGTTGGGCTTTGACGAGATCAACATGTCTCAGTCGATCAAGCAACACACCACTGGTTCGCGTGACGCATCTGCATCTACCACAGTCGGCGCTACCGTGACTTCTGAAGGTGCTTCTACTGTAACCTTGTCTCAAGGTTCTGTGACTACCACCCTCAAGGCCGGTGATGTGTTTACCATTGCAGCTTGCTTTGCTGTGAACCCACAAACCCGTGAAACCACTGGTTCGTTGTTCCAGTTTGTGGCTTTGGCTGATGCAACCGCTGTGGCTGGCACTTGGACTGTGACCGTGGCTCCCATGTACTCCGCTGCTCACGCACTGGCTACCATGACCGCTTTGCCAGTATCTAGCGCTGTTGTAACCTTTGTTGGCGCGGCTTCTACTGCTTACGCTCAGAACTTGGTGTACCACAAGGATGCCATCACCTTTGCAACAGCCGACTTGCTGTTGCCACAAGGCGTTGACATGGCTGCCCGTGCCGTCCACAACGGTATCAGCTTGCGCGTTGTTCGTCAGTACGACATCAACAACGATCGCTTGCCTTGCCGTATTGACGTTTTGTATGGCTTCAGCACCATCCGTCCACAAATGGCCTGCCGCATCTGGGGCTAAACCGAATGGGGCTTTGGCCCCGTTTTTCGTATCAAATTTGAAAGGAAATTATCATGGCACTCCCAAACGGCTCTGGCGGTTACCAAATTGGTGACGGCAATTCTGGCGAAGCTCAACTGTTCGTGCAAGCTGCTCCCACAGCGTTGACCGCAGCAGCAGTTTTGACCTCGGCTCAATTGTCGATTGGCCTGTTCACATACACCGGCGCGGCTGCCAACTTGACCTTGCCCACTGTGGCTCTGGTCGAGGCTGACATCAGCAGCGCTTCTAAAGTGGATTCGGCTTTTGACTTCGTCATCATTAACACTGGGGCGACCAACGCCGCTACTGTTATTGTGGGCACAGGCTGGACCATTGTTGGCGCAGCCGCTGTGTCTGCTGCCACCTCTGCCCGGTTCCGCGCCCGTAAAACCGGCGATGGTTCTTGGACTTGCTACCGCGTAGCCTAAACCTAAACGGGGGTTTCGGCCCCTGTTTTTAAGGAAACATCATGGCAAACAATAAATCTGTCGGCGTTGCATACTCCGATCCTGCATTGACTGCGCTGTATTTGAACGCGCCAATAACTAAAACCGCAAGTTTTAGTTTGGGCGATTCGGATAACTACGTTGTGTGCAACGGCTCTGCTGCCAACGTCAGCGTGACGTTGCCCAGCGGTTCCGACTACATCGGTCGTACTGTTACTTTAAAAAACCTGTCCGGCACCTATACGGTGATCTCGGTTTCGTCCAACGTCAAGCCGCTAACTTCCGCTACCGCAGGCACAGCTATTCTTGCTGCTACTGCTGGTAAGTGGGCCACGCTGGTTTGCGAGGATGGTACAAACTGGATCATCATGGCCGCTGGCTAAAACTTAAACGGGGTCTTCGGACCCCGTTCTCAACATGCACATTTACCTAGAACACCCAACTCATGGCCGAAAAATAGCGTACATGGAAGCGGAAGCTGAACATGATGAGAAATACGGTTGGGTACGCTACAATCCTGACACGCCTTCAGAGCCTGAAGAAGCGGCTAACACGCTTGTGGTAAAGCGCAAATACACCCGTAAGGCTGAAACCGAAGGAGTCTGACATGGCAACGTACACCGCTGGTGATCAAATCAACAGGGCGCTGCGCCTGCTTGGTGTACTTGCAGAAGGCGAATCGCCATCAGCCGAAACGTCCCAAGACGCCTTGATGGCGATGAACCAGATGATTGATTCATGGAACACAGAACGTCTGTCTGTGTTCTGCACTCAAGATCAAGTCTTCACCTGGCCCGCTGGCCTTGTCTCCCGCACCCTTGGCCCCACTGGCGACTTTGTTGGCCTGCGCCCCGTGCTGCTGGATGACTCCACGTACTACCGCGACCCCGGCACCGGCGTGTCGTTTGGCGTCAAGTTCATCAACCAGCAGCAGTACAACGGCATTGCGGTCAAGACCGTCACCTCAACGTACCCGCAAGTCATCTTCGTCAACAACACGTTTCCAGACGTTGAGATGTATGTCTACCCACGCCCCACACAGAACTTGGAGTGGCATTTCGTGTCCGTGCAAGAGCTGGCTAACCCGGCTGGTTTGGCAACCATCTTGTACTTCCCGCCCGGTTACCTGCGGGCGTTTACGTACAACTTGGCGATGGAGATCGCCCCCGAGTTTGGCCTTGAGCCAAGCCCACAGGTGCAGCGCATTGCCATGACCAGCAAACGCAATCTGAAGCGCATCAACAACCCTGACGATGTGATGTCGCTGCCCTACGCCATTGTGGCGACACGCCAGCGCTTCAACATCTACGCCGGTAACTACTGATGAAGTCGCCGATCCTTGGCAGCTCATACGTTGCCCGCAGCACCAACGCTGCGGACAACCGCATGATCAATTTGTTTCCAGAAATTGTTCCCGAGGGCGGCAAGGAACCGGCGTTCTTAAACCGTGCGCCAGGGCTGCGCCTGCTGGCTACCGTGGGCACTGGCCCCGTGCGGGGGATGCTGGATTCGGGTCAATGGCTGTACGTGGTATCTGGCTCCCAACTGTACAAGGTAGACCAAAGCTACGCGGCCACGTTGATCGGCGTGGTGGACAACACCGGCCCGGTGTCGTTGGCCTTTAACGGCACTCAGTTGTTTATTGCTGCCAACGGCCCGAGCTACGTCTACAACTCGGTGACCAACGCCTACGTCCAAAACACAGCGTTTCCGCAGGCGCAGACGGTTACGTTCATCGACGGGTACTTCATCTTTAACCAACCCAACAGCCAGAATTTCTGGGTTACCGAGTCCTACGATGGCACGGTTCTTGAGGGAACCAGCGTTGCCAACGCTGAAGGCTCACCTGATGGGATTGTGTCGCTGATCGCTGACCACAACGAACTGTGGCTGTTTGGCGGCAACTCGGTTGAGGTCTGGTATGACGCGGGTCTACCGCCGCCAGGTGTGCCATTCCAGCGCATCCAAGGGGCATTTAACGAGATTGGCTGCGCTGCCACGTACTCGGTAGCCAAGCTGGACAATTCGCTGTTCTGGCTGGGCGCAGACGCCCGAGGCCAAGGCGTTGTCTACCGGGCCAACGGCTACACCGGCCAGCGCGTGTCCACTCACGCAATCGAGTACGCTATCGCACAGTACGGCATCATCTCAGACGCCATCGCCTACACGTACCAGCAAGAAGGCCACTCCTTCTACGTGCTGACGTTCCCTTCGGCCAACGCCACATGGGTGTACGACGCCTCGACACAGGCGTGGCATGAGCGCGGTAGCTGGACCAACGACAGTTTTATCCGTCACCGTTCAAACTGCCGTGCCGTGTTCAACGGCGAGGTGGTTGTCGGCGACTTCCAAAGCGGCAACATCTACGCATTCGATCTGGATGTCTATTCGGACAACGGCGACATTCAAAAGTGGATTCGTTCGTGGCGTGCCCTGCCCACAGGCCAGAACAACTTGAAGCGCACGGCGCAGCACTCCATGCAGCTCGACTGTGAGGTGGGGTTTACTTTGCCGCCCACAACAATTTTGGATTCATTGCTTTATCTGACGACGCAATCAAGCGATCGTCTGATTACTGAAAGCGGTAATTACATAACCAACGAAAGCACAACATTTGGCAATCCGCAGCCAATCGTGCGGCTGCGCTGGTCTGATGATGGCGGCCACACTTGGAGCAATTACCACGGCAAGGACATGGGCACCACGGGCCAGACTGGCAAGCGGGTGATCTGGCGGCGCTTGGGCATGACTCTAAAACTGCGTGACCGGGTGTATGAGCTGTCGGGTACAGACCCCATTAAGATCGCCATCATGGGCGCAGAACTGATCGTATCGCCGACAAATGCTTAACGCCGACACCAACATCCCGTCAAGCAGGATTCCGTTCTTTGATCAACGGACCGGCCTGATTTCGCGGGAATGGTATCGGTATCTGCTGGCGCTGCTGGAGTCAAATGTTGATTACACACCGCCCAATAATCCTGTGCCAGTGCCGTTGACTGGCTCCCCCTTGGTGTTTGGCAACACGACCGAGCGCCCTATCGACATAATGATCAGCGGCGGCGGGGTCATCAAGGTGCAGTTCCAGCGCGGCACTGGTGCGCAATTCAACACAGGTTCATACTACGGTATGTTTGGTTTGTCTCCCGGCGACGCCTTGACCATCACGTATTCAGGCACGCCGATCATCACGGCCATTTCGAGGTAGCTATGCCAACAATCTTGACGGATAATCGGGATATTGCTTTGGAAGTTGGTTACAAAGCCACTGACTGGTCAAGCCCAATTACGTTTGAGGATTATCTGCAAAGCATGTCGGACTGGAACGTACAAGGGATTGAACGTGACGGTGACTGCATAGGAGCTGTCTACAAGAAGGACGGCGAAGTGCATGTGTCAGTTTTGAAAGATTGGCGAAAGCGTTGGATGACTAAAGGATTGGTCCGATCAATTCTTGGCCCCGACGTTACGCGCACAGAGGTGGTGCCAGGGCATGAGTACATGTTTGGCATACTGACTCGGCTTGGGATGAAAAACGTAAGTTCTTACAAATTCGAGGTGTCACATGGGCATTGAAGCAGCAATTTTAGGCAGCGCCGTATTGGGTGCAGCGTCATCCAGAAGCGCAGCAAAAACACAATCAAACGCCGCAAATCAAGCCGCTGGACTTCAGCAGCAGCAGTTTGAGCGCCAGATGGAACTGCAAGCGCCGTTCCGTGAAGTCGGGCTGCGGGCGCTTAACAAGCTGGAAGGCGCGTCCGAGTACACGCCGTTTGGCATGGCTCAGTTTCAACAAGACCCCGGCTACGGGTTCCGGTTTAACCAAGGACAGAAGGCGCTGGAGCGCAGCGCTGCCGCCCGTGGTGGCCTGATCAGCGGCAATACTGGTGGTGCCTTGCAACAGTTCGGTCAAGGCATGGCCTCGCAAGAGTACCAAAACGCATTCAACCGTTACCAAGCCGAACGCCAAGCCCGTCTGGGGCCGTTACAGTCGTTGGCCGGTGTCGGTCAAACTTCGGTCAACGCGCTGGGTCAAGCCGGTCAAAACTATGCGTCTGGCATGGGCGAGGCGTTAGGTGCCAGTGCTCAAGCCCGTGCGTCGGGCTACATGGGCGGCGCAAACGCCATCGGCGGCGGCATCGGCCAGTACATGGGCTACCAGCAGAACCAAGCTACCAACTCGCTGCTGCAACAAGCGTTGGCTAACCGAACAGGTGGAGGCGTTAATTACGGATCAATGTACAGCCCTAGCGGTGCTGGCGGCGCTCCTACCGCAACCGGCGCTGAAAACTATTTTTCGCCATATTAAGGACTAGTCATGGCACTCGTTAACCCCAACATCGCAATGAGTTTTCGGCAACCTGACATTCAGGCTCCGAACGCTTTGGCGCAGTTTGCTCAGATTCAGCAGATTCAAGGCGGCCGTCAAGCGCAAGAGTTGGCGCAGTACCAGCTTGGCGCAGCGCAACGCGGCGAGGCTCGTGAAGTTGCCCGAATAAACGCGCTTGCTGGCGCGGGGACTGACGAAACCGCCGTTGCAAACGCGCTGTTAAGATCAGGTGACATCGCCGGGTATTCAGCGTTTGTTAAAGCAGCCGAAGATCGCAGAACGCAAAAACTTACCCAGCAAAAAACTGAAGGTGAAATTGCTGGGCAACCGTTGGCAAGGCAAAAAACTCAAGGTGACATTGATGCTCAACAAATAGTCGCCGCCAAAGGGCGTGCAGATGCCTTTTCAACTGCACTTGCGCCGTTAGTAGGTGCGGTTCAAGCCAAAAAACCAATTACGCACCAAGACGTATTTGCACAAGCTAACCGCCTTGTTTCACAGGGTTTGTTAAGAAAAGAAGACCTTTACTCTATCCCAATTAATGTAGCTGAGTTGCCAAATTTTGTAATGAACATGGCGTCGAGTACAGAAAACTCGCGCAAGGCTTTGGAAACATATTTGCCAAAAGCGTTGGTTGCTGGTGGCGATGTGATTAACGTAAATCCGTTGGCTGAAGGCGGTGTTGGCAAACCTCTTGCGCGTGTGTCAATAAGCGACTACCAAAACGCGCAAAACCAAATTGCACAAGAGCAACTTGGCGTGGCGCAACGCAACGCAGCAACATCTGCGGGTCAGTTAAAGGTTGCACGAGACAGATTGGCGCAAGAAGGCCAAGGCGTTACATACCAACAAGACGCGCAAGGCAATATTGTTGCTTTGCCGTCGCGGTTGGCTGCTGGTGGCGTGCCTACGGCAAGGCCGGTTACTAGTCAAGATGGCGCGCCGGTTAAAGGCAAGCCGTCGGCGTTTGCTGAAAAAGCAGCCGCGCAACGAGTGCAAATGGGTAAAGACCTCAACTTTGCAATTAAAGAGTTGGGCGACATCACAAAAGACGGCGGTTTAATTGACCAATCTACCGGCAGCGGCGCAGGTCGATTAGCTGATATTGGTATGAGTTTTATCGGCCAAGCAACGCCCGGTGCAATTGCCATCGGTAAGATTGAGCCGGTTGCCGATTTGGCATTAAAAATGATCCCTCGTTTTGAAGGCCCACAGTCCGATAAGGACACTGCGTCGTACAAGGCAGCGGCTGGTCAATTAGCCGATCCTACACTGCCCACAAAAATTAGAAAAGAAGCTGGTAAAACAGTTCTCCGTTTGATGCAAGAACGTAAAAGCCAGTTTGCAACCAGCGACATGGCTGCTGAAGGCACCGCGCCTACTCAGGATGTACGTTCGCAAGCTGATGCAATTTTGCGCGGGGGTAATTAAATGGCAACCGCAGATGAATACGCAGCATGGATTGTTAAAAACTCTGCTAAAAAAGGCACGCCTGAATTTGACACGGTAGCGCAAGCGTATCAACTTGCAAAGCAAGAACCTGCGCCCACAACGCCAAGTGAAATTCCTGCACCTCGCAAACAGCGTGGGTTTTTAGCAACGATTGGCGCGCCTATCGAAGCGGCCTCTCAAGGTGTGATCAGCGGCGTTGGCAACGTGGTGCTGGGCAGTCAGCGGCTGTTAGGCATGGGCTTAGAAACAGTAGGCGCTAGAGACACAGGCACGTTTTTGCAAGAAGACGCTGCCCGGCGTCTTGCCCAATCGCAAGCCACTGTTGCACCGTTTAAGCAAGAGTTTCCTTTTTCCACTGGTGCCGGTGAACTGGGCGGCGAGGTTCTCGGCACCGGCCCCGTGGGCAGGGTGCTTGCCGCGCCTTTAAAAGCAATCCCAGCCGCCGCGCCTTTGGCGCAAGCCATCCGCACTGGCGGGTTTTCCACTGGCCGAGCTATGGCTAACGCGCCAGCGGCTGCACGTGTCGCCGATTTGGGCACCCGCGTTGCAGGCGGTGCAATAACAGGCGGCGCAACGGCTGCGTTAATCAACCCCGCAGAAGCCGAGACAGGCGCGTTGGTCGGTGGTACGGTGGCCGCAGTAGCACCCCCTATCGTCAATGTTCTTGCTAAAAGCGCGGGGTTTCTTAAAGATGCGTTTGGCGGTCAACTTGCCGCTGTCAAAGCAGGCAAAATTTCGCGTGAAGTGGCAGGTGATCGTATCGGCGCAATCCGCGCTGCGCTTGCCGCCGCGCCAGATGACCTGACTGCCGCGCAAGCCACGTCCGGTATTCAGAACGATGCGCTGCAAGCGCTGTACAAGTTTTCAAGCCGCACCGACGATATGTCGATGAAGCTCAAGCAACAGGCGGCGGCTGAACTTGCTGACTTGCAGCGCGCTGCTCAGTCGGCAAACGCTACCGAAGCCCGCGCCATTTACGATCAGTCCATCCAGCGCCTCAACCAATTGACCGCTGACATGCGCAATGTCGAGTTGCAAGCCGCCAATCAGGCAGCGCAGACCGCTAACCGTCTTGCGCCGCAAATGCAGCAGCGTGAAGCCAGTATGGTTAACGCCTTGCGTCAAGGTATGCCCGCGCCAGTGTCTGCCCCCCTGTCTGGCGGCTTAATTCAAGGCACAGTTACAGGTCCAGCCCGCACTGGACAATCAACTGTGGCAGCAGGAACAGAAGCATTGCAACGTGCAAATGTTGCGGATGATGCTGCTAGACGATTAATGGTTTCGCGTTCTCGTGGTGCTCGCGGTGTATTGTCGGAAGGACCAGTTCCAGGCGTAGACGACAGAAAAATTGAACGCGCCAACAGGTTTGTAGCCGAACAATGGCAAGAAACATCTGACACTTTTGCCAACATTGCCCGTCAGCGCCGTGCAGAAGCTGGATTCTTGGAACGCCAAATTGGCAGCTTGGAAGATTATGGCTTGCGGCCACTGGACGCAAACGCAATCACCGGCGCTCTCGACGCCAAGATGGCGCAGCCAGGCCTGCGCGCCAGCTCAAACGTCACTAAGGTGCTGCAAGCTGTCAAGGACGATATCGCCAACCTGACAGAAAAAGGCGGCGGCGTCATCGACGCGCACGATCTGTACACCCTTCGTAAAGAAGGCATCAACGAGCGCATCATGCAAATCATGGGTCAGACAGACCCCAAAATCAGCGCCAAAGTGACGCGCAAAGTGTTGGAAGAAGTGCGACCACTGATTGACGACGCAATTACGACTGCGGGCGGCACGGGCTGGCGCGACTACCTCAAGACGTATTCGCAAGGACGGCAAGCAATTGATCAAAAAGCAATGGCCGCGCAAGCCGCCAAGTTGTTTCAGGAATCGCCGCAAGAGTATGTTCGCCTTGTACGCGGCAACAATCCTGACGCAGTTGAAGCTATTTTTGGCCCTGGCAGCTACGACATTTTTAAAGAGATGGGCGGTAAAATGCCTACGCTGCAAAAGGTGGCGACAAACATTGAGGGCGCTGCCAGTAGAGAAGTTGCGGCCCTTCAGGGTAAAGAACGGTTAACGGAAGTTTTTGAAGATGTTGGACGTACTTTTCCCCGCTTTCCTAACTTGTTGAATCGCGAAGCCGCGTTTGGTAACCTGACGTTTGGCGAATTGGAACGCAGGCTTGACAAAAAAGTTGTTGCCAAGTTGCGCGAAGGAGCGCTATCAGGTAAAAACTCGCTGGAGTTGCTTAACACGCTACCCACAATTGAGCGCAGCAAAGTGCTTAAAGTCTTGACCGACCCATCAACGTGGGGCGCAAGAGGTGCGGCTGCAACACGGGCTGCGGTGATGCCTGCTGCGCCGACTAACAACCTTGCGCCGCAGTCCGAAAACCAAAACGCGCTTGCTAGATAACCAGGAACACGATCATGCCTACTACGCTCATTCCCAATCCAGTAATGCAGTTTTTCGACGCCAACGGTAACCCGTTGGTGGGCGGCAAGCTGTTCACCTACGCTGCTGGCACGACCACCCCGCAGGCCACGTTCACTGACTACAACGGCACTACGGCCAACACCAACCCGGTGATCCTAAACAGTCGGGGCGAGGCGGCGATATGGTGCGGCGCTAACCGCTACTTCATGCTGCTCAAAGACGCTGACGATGTAGAGATATGGACCTCTGACAACGTGAACGGCCCCAACGGCCCTACGTTGGCCGTGCTGGCCGCATCGGACGGCGCTACGCTGATCGGCTACACACCCGCCGACACTGGCGTGGCGACCACTGTCAACGCCCGCCTTCAGCAGATCGACGGCACATCGCCCACGGCCGGATCGCTGGACGGCAACACCAAGGCACCCATCAACACGCTGCGCGACGCCACGGCTGTTGCAGGCGGCACCAGCGGCTACGTCAACCCCAACATCTGGGCACGCACCATCACAGGCGCGACTGAGACATCGTTCGAGTGGACGATTGTTGGCATCGTTGACAACTACGCTGCTGCTGGCGAGAACGTGGCGCTGTACGGCCAAGGCAACAAGCGCAGCACCGGCCCGACATGGGGCATTGTGTCTGAGGCGCGTGACTTCACCCAAGTTGCCAACCCAACGGCTGGCCTGATCGGTTTGGAAGTCGGTATTTTTGCCAACGGCACAGACACTTCGCTCAACCGGGTCGGCGTAGACATATCGGTGGGCAAAGGCGTGTCAGGCGGCACGATCAACACCACGTCTTACGCTATCCGTATCGGCCCTACCAACAACGACCTGACACAAGGTCAAGTCACCAACGGCTTTACGTTGCAAGGCAACGCAACAGTTGGTGTGCAGATTTCCAGCTCGGGCACTTGGGGCATCCAATTTAGCGGCACATACGGCGTTGGTATTGACTTGGGTACAGCAACCAACAGCACGTCGGCGATCCGCATCAAGGATGGCGAGAACATGGCGTTTGACGCTTCGTCAGTTTACCGTTTGCGTCACTCTAGCTCGGGCGTAACTGGGCTTACCTACGCCGTCAGCGGTGTGGACAAACTGATCATCAGCGACGTGGGCGGCTTGGTGCTGGCCGAAACCATTGCATGGACCAACACCTACGCTTCGGCATCTGCAACTGCTGGCACCAACGGTGCGCCGCCTGCCCAAGTGGCTGGCTATTTGCAAGTTAACATTGCAGGCGTTAACGTCAAACTTCCCTACTACGCAGTATGATCACACTTGTTTTAACCCCTCAAGAACTGGCTGTCATCAACCGAGCGCTCATGCTTGCCCCTTACGGTGAGGTCGCGCCCGTTGTACAGTCAATCAACCAGCAGTTGCAGAAAGCAAAAGATGAGCACGATTGACGCAACAGACGCGCGACTGTCCACCCATGAAGAAGTCTGCGCCATTCGGTATGACCAGATCAACGCCCGCCTTAAACGCATTGAGGCCATCATGCTCAAGACCGCCGGCGTGATGATTTTGTCAATGGCCGGGACAATCTTTTCAGCCATGTGGATGCTTAAATAAGAAAAGGAATCACATGAAACTGATCGCCACCATCCTCTGCGCCCTGTTTCTGACAGGCTGCGCCACTGCCGAGTACCAAGCCTACGCTGACGCCCATAAAGCGCAAGCAGCGGCCCAGACAGCCCGATATCAGGCTCTGGCTGACATCGCTCGGCAGGGCGACACCACGGCCAAGGTTGCTGCGGTCATGTCTTTGCAGATGGGCAGCGCCCAGCAGAACACGCAGATCAACGCCCCCAAGAGCTGGGCTGATTACGCTTTGCAATGGACGGGCCTGTTGCTGCCGACATTCGGTCAGGTCTATAGCGTCAACAAGCAAACCTCTCTGGGGATGCGCCAGTCTGACAACGCAACGGCGCTGGGTATCAGCACCAACGCTGCGTTCGTGGGTATTGCTTCAAAGATTCAAGCGCCAGCAGCCAACATAACCACCACTACAACAACAAACACCGACAGCACCCATGCGCCGACTGTTGTGACTCAGCCTGCTCCAATCGTGGTTACGCAACCAGCTCCCTTGGTTGTACCGACTACCGTCAACAACATTACGCCAGCAGCGCCATGAAAGACTGGGCTGTTGCATTGATTGCAGCGGCCCTTCTGATCGGGCTGGCGTTGTGGTGCACCCGCGTTTTTATCTGGAGTTTTTATGGTTGACCTCACCAAAGCCATTGGAGCCGTTGCCGCCAGCGTTGCTGCACTTGGCGGCAGTTACACGCTTGCCGACAAGTTTGGTGTGTTTGACCGGGCAATCATTGAGTGGTCGCCAGAGAATTTCAAGATCACAGCAGAAGCTGGACAGCCCATCAACGTCACCGTTGCGCGGATCAAAAAGCGTGACGACTGCTCTGTTGAGAGCTTTACCCCAAGCATCCGTGATGCAGCAGGCATGGTCCATGAGGCCACAACCACAGCAAGCAAGTTCAGCGGACCCGCAGGGCCAGAGATCGACACGTTCACATACCAACTCACTATGGTGAGAAAAGAGAAAATCGCCAGTGGAAAAGCGACCCTGCTGGCAACCATCAAGTACAAATGTCCTGAAGGGGAGCGCGTTGTGCAGTATCCCCGCCACACCAACCTCAGTTTTGAATTGAAAGGGTAGAGCGATGTTTCCATTGACAGCACTTCTTGAGGTGGGCGGCAAACTCATCGACAAACTTATTCCCGATCCCGAGGCCAAAGCCAAGGCCCAACTCGACCTTGCCAAGATGGCGCAAGATGGTGAGTTGGCGAAGATGGCTAACGACACCAAGCTATTTGAGATTGAACAAACGTCCATCACAGAGCGCTGGCGTTCCGACATGGGGTCTGACTCTTGGCTGTCCAAAAACATTCGCCCTATGGCCCTTATAGCCATCTTCGTGGCCTACTTCGTGTTCACCATGATGTCGGCCTACGGGTACAACGCGCAGGAGTCCTACGTCCAGTTGCTGGGCCAGTGGGGACAAATCATTTTCTTGGCCTATTTCGGTGGCCGGACAGTTGAGAAACTTGCAGACATGCGGAGCAAAAAATGAAAGACAATTTTGCAGAAGCGCTTGAGCACGTTTTGAAGCACGAAGGCGGCTACGTTTTTCACAAAAATGACCCCGGTGGCCGCACCAACCTTGGCGTGACGCAAAAGGTGTGGGAAGCGTGGGTCGGCCATGAAGTGGACGAAAAAACCATGCGTGAGCTGACGCCTGCTCAAGTAGGGCCGATGTACAGGGCAAAATACTGGGACAAGATCAAGGGCGACGATCTGCCCGACGGCGTGGACTACGTTGTGTTCGACGCTGCGGTCAACAGTGGCCCAGGGCGTGCTGCTAAGTGGTTGCAAGCCTGCGTGGGCGTCGAGCCTGACGGTGGTATTGGCCCCAAGACGCTGGCGGCCGTGGCAGCGTTTGAGGGCGATCTGGTGGACGACTACAGCAAGCGCCGCCTGTCCTTTCTCATGGGCCTGCCCCACTGGCCGACTTTTAGCAAAGGCTGGAGTCGGCGAGTGGCCGAGGTGCGGTCAGACGCCGCCACGTTCCACGATGTCGTAAAACCAGTCGTCCCCAGCGCTCCACTTGCGTGAGCCGTCAACGGTGTAGAAGTCCTTGGCCGCGCAGCGCTTTGATGCTGACCCAGATCGCTGGCTCCAACTCCCCGTGGCCCTTGGTGTGGTTGTACAGAAACTCGCGCCGCACAAAGCACTTTAAGGGTGGTAGTGATGCAATGATGTAGCTCATGTGTTCCTCGCCATTTCTAGCATCAATTGGCGGCAATCGTTCCAGCCCACCATGTACTCTACGCTCTCGCCGTCACTGGCGGTGAGGGCATCAGGGATGCTAGGCCGCAAAGCGGCACTTACAGCATTTAGCCGTGTTGTGGCCTCGCGCTCAATGCGGTTAAATTCTTCGTCTTCGGGGGTCATAAACAACTCCGTAAAGTAAGAAGACCCAGCATCAGCACGATGAAGGCCACCACGATCCACACCAACTGTTTATCAGCGGGAGTGGGTTTGTCTTCGGGGATCATTTGATGATCCTCAAGAATGCGCCGCATCGGGCGCACTTGTACAAAGGTTGGCCCTCAACAGGCTCCCACATGTGTTGTTTGCAGTTGGTCATTCTGGCCTCGGGCAGTTCTCGGGGACCGAAGCCACACACCACACCGCAGCCCACTGGCCTCGGCGCGGGCCTTCCCAGCGGTCCACGTACACACCAAAGCATGTCTCAAGTGTTTGGCGCAAGACGTCAGCAGAAATGCTTGTGCACTCTACAAGCTCGGCCACGGTGCGGCCATCGGGATGGTCTTGCAGGCACTTGCGAATCTTGTCGTGGTGTGATCTCACTTGAATCTCCGCAGCGGCTCAACCTTGCGCTCTGGCGGGGGCGGCGTCATCTTCTCGCTTGGTGGGGTCCAGCCCCACTTGCGCCAAGTTGTCTGCACGTCCGCGCCGCTGCTCCACTTAAAATCTTTGTTCGGTACTGATGGGTAGACTTTCATTTTTTGCTCCTTCGATTACTAAGTGCCGGTAGGCACGGATCGCTGCCTTCAAGTCTGCTTCAAGACTCTTGATCAGCTCGTCTTGCTCAGTCAGCCGCGTTGTGGCCTCTTGCGCAAACTTCGCCAAGTTGTGCGCTTCCCACGCCGCAAACCTGTTCACGGTTGGGTGGCCTGCGCCAGCAGCTCGGCCCTCTCTCTAGCCACACGCAGCGTGTTGTAGCGCTGGTGCAGGCGTTCGATCACTTTAACGCGCCGAGCGTTTGCCATCTCGGCGTCCAGCAACGCTTTAACGTCTACCTCTGGCAGCAGCGCCAGCACTTTGTTAAGACTTCGCCATGTGTAGGTCAATTTTTTTCTCCAGTTGTTCAATCAGTTTGACCGTGTGGTCATGCGTGCGCTGCACCGCGTTAAGCTGCCGCGTCTTGTGCTTCAGCTCAGACTTGGCCGCCCGCAGTTTGGCTTTCCATTGGTCGATGCGTTTCATTTGAGTGCCTCCAAGGCGATGGTTGAAAGGCTTTGCTTGTCATGTAGCGCACCCCAGATTTTCTCATCGACAGTTGCGTCGGTCAGAAATACGTAGCACCACACGTCATGCCGCTGGCCGCTACGATGCAAGCGCCCGATGGTCTGCTCATACAGTTCGAGCGACCAGGGCAGGGACAAGAAAACAATGTGGCGCCCTCCGTGTTGGAGGTTAAGACCGTGACCCGCCGACTTAGGATGGACGGCAAGCAGTCTGACCTCGCCTCGGTTCCAGCGGTCGATGGCGTCGTCATCATCGAGTGTGACAACCCATTTAAACCGTCGCTTAATCTCGGCCAGTTCTTCTTGGTACTGGTAAACAAGCAGGGTATTCGCATGTTGGTTCTCATCAAGCAGTTCTTCAAGGCGATCAAATTTATGGGGCGACAGCCACACCGGGCCGCTGTCGGAGTAGATAAAACCCGACGACATCTGCTGGAGCTTTTGCGTGACGACAGCCGCGTTGACCGCCACCACGTCGTCCAGCACAAACTCTTTCTTCATCTTGTTGTAGCCGGTCATGTCCATCTTGCAGGCCACCTCAACCGTGTGCAGGAGCGGCAGCTTGTCCTTGTACTCGCCAGGCTCCAAGACAAACGTGGCGGGCTTGATGCGCTGCATGACCAGCTCAAGCGATCCTTTACGTGGCTGCCAGTCGCCAAAGTCCTTGTTGACCAGCGTGAAGTACTGCTGCATGAATGCGCCCTTGGCCCGGCCCAGCAGCGTCTGGTCCACGATCTTGCACTGGCCGAACACGTCCTCCAAGCCGTTGCTGGTGAAGCTGCCCGTCAGACCCCAACGGATGCCGACGTCGCCAATGACTTTGTTCAGCGCCTTGAAGCGTGCGCCAGACGGGTTCTTGAGCTTGGTCAGTTCGTCGAACACGATGGCGTTGATGTGCGCCAGGTTCTGCTCGGCCAACCATTGGATGTTGTCGTAGTTGCTGACGATGATCTGAGCGCCGCTGTAGAGCGCCGCCTTGCGCTGCGCTGGCGTGCCCACGGCCACGGCCAGCGTGCAGCCGGATGCCCACTTCGGTGCCTCGACTGGCCACACGTCCGTGCAGACACGCTTGGGTGCGAGCACCAAAAAGCGCATGGCGTAGCCGTCTTTGAGAATGGCCTGCATAGCAGTGAGCGTGATGGCTGTCTTGCCCGCGCCGACTGGCGCGAGGATCATCGCCCGGTCGTGCTCGAACAGGAAGTCAGCAGCTGTCTTTTGGTATGGCCTTAACTCCATTGCGCTGCCATCGCGTCAGCGATGCCCTCGTAGGTCTTGCTGCGCAGCTTCCAACGGTCTTTGCTAGGTGGCAGTTTGTTTTGGCCGCTGTCGGTCTGGTTGCCCCAGCGTTGCTTACCGTTGACGATGCGCGGCTCGACCATCTGCGTCGGCTTGAGCAACGGCAAGCCCTTGAGCCACAAGCAGGTCTTCTTGCTGGCGTCGTGGCCGAACTGGTACGGCTGGATGATCTGGTCGGGCTTGCGGATGCGCGAGCTGATGACGCTGACAGGGTTCTCGATGGCGATGCGCTCGATAGGCGCGTCCATGAACAGGCGCACGAAGTCCAGCGCGTCTTCGGTCAACTTAGGGTCGCGCAGGCCACGGGTGGTCCAGTGCATACCACTGACAGACAGATAGGTGCAGGGCGGGTGCGCGATCAGCAAGTCCCACTCTTGACTCAGCAGCTCACGCACGTCGCCTTGGTGATGCGGCCCCGGCTGTTCGCTGGGCAGCAGATCGCACGACATGGCGAAGTGGCCACGCGCACGAAAGGCGTCGCGTACAGCGCCGCTGGATTCACAAGCTATTAAGATTCTCATTTAACCATCCGTCGATTTGTTCTTTGTTCCACAGACACACATACCGTTGATTCATCTTGGCCATGTCACTGGCGAAGACTTTCTGCAACTCCGACAGCCTGCCGCCCTCGGTTTTGACCTCCACGAACCATGTCTGGCCGTTGGGCAGGCACACGATGCGGTCGGCCACGCCGCGATGCGCAGGGCTGGTGAACTTGTACGCCCGCCCGCCAGCTTCTTTGACGCGCTTGACGAGGTAGGCTTCAACTTGTTTCTCAAGCACAGTTTCTCTCCCACCGTATGCGGGCAACGCCTGCCGAGCCAATGTCACCCCTGGCACGCGAAGGCGCGTCCCATCCTGCGCGAGGCGCTAACGTCTGAGTTGGTGCCCACCCTGCCCCGCGCAAAGAAGCGCCAGATTCATCGTATTGCGTATAGGTCACGCACTTTGCGTAGCCAAGCGCTATTGCTGCACGGACAATCGCGCCGTAAAGCATTGAGTTGGCGTTGCGCGTGCCGTCTGTGCAAGTACGGGTGACTTCTAACGTCATTCCATCATCAAGCATTCGGGCCACAGGACGCCCGGCTACCGCAACACCTACCAAGCGTTCGCCGTCAAACAGGCCCACGCTAAATTTGTGCCCAACTGGCGGCTTGTTGTGCCGATGATGGTCGCGGACAAACGCTTGCGCGGTTTTGAGGGACACGGGCTTAATTTGCACGATGCTTAAACTCGTCTGCGGTCACAAGGCCGCTAGGCTCCAGCTCGACCATGATTGTTTTCTCATAGCTGCCGATGATCACGCAGCTCGGGTTGTACCCGCGCTGCAAGCAGTACTCGCGCAGGGCTTCCTGCAATTCACTAAGCGTTAGCGCTACGGTCTGAATCTTCATGTCGGTATCTCCTTTGACGCGATAATACATGAAAAAAAGATTTGCACAACAAATTTTTTGTGTGTTAAGATTGCCTCACCCAATCTCGGGTAGACACTACAGGACAGTAAAATGGAATACCACATCCCTGCTGCTGCTGATAACACCAGCATCAACGTCAGCCGATATGAAGGCGGCGTTTGGATCAGCGTCATGCGTCACTGCGCTTACACATCCGCCCATCTCACACGCGAACAGGCAGAGCAACTGCGTGACGCCCTGATCGCCTTGACGCAGGAGACAGCAGATGCAGCACAGTAACATCGTGGGCGGCTCGACCGCCAAGCGCGTCATCAACTGCCCTGGCAGTGTGGCGCTCGTGCAGAAGATGCCCAAGCAGCCCTCTAGCTCTTACGCGGACGAGGGCACGCTCTTGCACGACACAATCGCCGACCACTTGGCAACGCTCCAGCCGCTGCACTCTTACCTTGGCTGGAAGCACGAAGACCAAGTGCTTACGCAAGAACTGATCGACGAGAAGCTAGTGCCTGCGCTGGCGGCGCTTGACGAGATCGACCCCGACCAGAAGATGGACTACGAGGTCGAGACACGGGTCAGCTTCGGTGATCTGCTGCCCGGCGTGTTCGGCTCGACCGACTTCGTTGGTCGGATCGGCAACCGCGCCATTGTGCTGGACTGGAAGTTCGGCTCTGGCGTGGCCGTGACCGCCGAGGAGAACGAACAGTTGATGTTCTACGCTGCCGCTGCTATGCGTACCGATGCGTTGAAGTGGGCGTTCGAGGGCGCGACTGAGATCGAGTGCATCATCGTGCAGCCGCCTGTGATTCGCCGTTGGGTGACCACACCCGAGCGCATCAAGCAGTTCGAGCAGACGCTGGTGCAGGCCGTCAAGCAAGCGCAGCAACCTAACGCAAAGCTGGCTGCGGGTGACCACTGCCGCTGGTGCGCGGCCAAGCCCATGTGCCCCAAGATGACCGGCGCTGTGGACCGCGCCTTGCTGGTGCAACTGAAAGAGATAGATGTTGACACGCTGGGCCGTTACCTGAAGAATGCAGACCTCTTGGAAGACTGGATTAAAGACCTGCGTGGGCTGGCGCTCCAGTTGCTTGAGAAAGATTTGCCTGTGCCTGGCTACAAGTTGGTCGCCAAGCGCGGCACACGTCAGTGGACAAAACAAGAAGATGTAGTGCATTGGCTTGACGGCAAAGGTCTTGAACCCAGTGAAATCTACAACAAGGAATTACTCAGCCCTGCTCAGATGGAGAAGGTGCTGAAAAAGCGCAAGATGGCACTGCCCGACGATCTCGTCGTGTCGGTGTCATCAGGCACAACATTGGCAAGCGAGGATGATCCCCGCCCGTCAGTGTTGCAAATCGGCGCGCAACTCAAAGGCGCGCTTTCTAAACTTCAGTAAAGGACAATCATGTCAACTTTTTCATTGGCAAATCTGCCAGCAGTCTCCACCCTCTCCACCGCTTTGCGTGCGCTTGAACAAGGCGCGGGCACATCGGGCGTCGTCATCCTGAAAATGGACAAGACCGGCCATTGGGTTTTTGGTGCCGACCAGACAGAGGTCGAAGACGACTCTACCTGGGCCGTCAATCCTTTCTCTTTCGTCCACGGCTTTATTGCCTGGGGCGACGGTGAAGTGCTTGGTGAGAAAATGACCGGTGTGCAGCACCCGCTGCCCGAGTTGGACGCAGCGCCTCCCGGTGCCAAGCGCGGCTGGGAAACGCAGATCGGTATGTCTTTGAAGTGCCTCGTTGGTGAGGACAAGGACATGGAAGCACGCTTCACCACGACCTCGGTTGGCGGTAAGAAGGCCGTGCAGGCGCTGGGCGTCGCCATTGCCACGCAAGTGGAGAAGGACCAGACCAAGCCCGTAGCAATTGTGCGCCTGAAGAAGGACCACTACGTCCACAAGTCCTACGGTCGCATCTACACCCCGGTGTTTGAAGTGGTCGAGTGGGCCAGCATGGACGGCGCGTTGGAAGAAGCCGCGCCAGTGGCAGAACCCGAAGCAGCGCCTGCTGGTCGCCGCCGCCGCGCAGCGTAACCTTTTCTGATGCCCAGTGACAGTGGGCATTGGAAAAGGAACCGACTATGCTTTGGCTTGACTTTGAGACAAGATCGCGCTGTGACCTGAAGGCCAAGGGCGTGTACAACTACGCCCAAGACATGAGCACCGAAGTGCTGTGCATGTCCTACGCCTTCGACGACGGTGAGGTCGTGACGTGGTTGCCGGGTCAGCCCCTGCCTGACTTTACGGGCCAGACGATCTACGCCCACAACGCCGCTTTCGAGCGGTTAATTTTTTGGTATGTTCTCCAGCAGAACTACCCGTTGGAGCAGTTTGTATGCACGGCAGCGCAGGCCCGCGCCAACTGTGCGCCTGGCTCACTGGAAGACGTGGGCCGCTTTGCTGGCGCTGACATGCGTAAGGACCACCGGGGCAGCCAACTGATCCGGCTGTTGTCCATCCCACAGGCTAACGGCCAGTTCCGTGAAGACGCCGCCCTGATGGCCGAGATGGTGGCCTACTGTGAGATGGACGTCAAAGCCATGCGGGCCGTCAGCAAAGCCCTGCGGCCACTGTCTGAGGACGAGCTGGCCGATTACCACACCAACGAGCGCATCAACGACCGTGGCGTGCTGGTGGATGTGCCGCTGTGCCGTGCTGCGGTGCAATACTCAGCAGACGAAACCGTCGAGATTCAGCAGATCGTGTCCGAGGTGACCGAGGGCGTCATCACCAGCGTCAGGTCGCCCAAGATGCGCGAGTGGGTGCTGGAGCGTGTCGGGCCAGAGGCCAAGAAGCTGATGTGGAACGGTGAGAAGTATTCGATTGACAAGACTGTGCGGGCTAACTTGCTTGCGATGGAAGACCCTGATGAGATACCGCCCCATGTTGCAGACGTTATTCAATGCGCGGACGACCTCTGGGCGTCTTCGGTTGCGAAGTTCAACCGCTTGTCAAACCTGGCCGATGAGGAAGATCACCGAGTCCGAGGCGCTTTTGTTTTTGCTGGAGGGGCTGCCACTGGACGAGCGTCGAGCTATGGCGCACAGGTTCACAACTTTACCCGCAAATGCGCCAAAGAGCCTGATGAAGTACGCCACGCTATGGTGCGTGGACACAACATCACACCAAGATTTGGTAAGCGCATTACAGATGTCCTTAAAGGGATGCTCCGGCCTGCGCTGATCGCCAAGCCCGGCCACGTCCTGATCGCCTACGACTGGTCGGCCATTGAGGGCCGCGTGCACCCGTGGCTGTCCAACTGCCCGGCGGGTGAGGCCAAGCTGGACGTGTTCCGCTCGGGCCTTGACCCGTACAAGGTCAACGCAGCCGCCACCTTTCGCGTGCCCTACGAAGACGTAGCCGGTGACCAGCGTCAGGTGGGCAAGGTGCAAGAGCTGGCCTGTCTTGGCCCAGAAACCCAAGTGTTGACGCATAACGGGGTCAAGGCTATACTGGAGGTTCAACTAACAGACCAGCTATGGGACGGTGAACAATGGGTAAACCATCAAGGTGTGATCAGCAGGGGGCATCGGCAGACTATCAACGTGTGCGGAATGGAAGTAACGTCGGATCATTTGATCAAAACGCAGCAAACTTGGGCGCAGGCGCAGCAACTCGTTTTAAACAAACAGTTGATGACCCAAGCCTTGGCGACCGGTTCGGCCAACTTACCGTTTTGGGCACCGAGCGCGTTAAACAAGGTGCGGCCTACGCCAGATACGTCCGTGTTCAATGCGCGTGCGGTGCTGAACCGCATTTGGTCTATCTTCACAATTTGCGCAAAGGCGCGTCAACGCGGTGCAATGTCTGCGCGAAAAAGTCCGCTGGATTTTGGCGCAAAGACTTTTACAAATATGCCGATGCCTGTCCTGATGACGGCCACCGACGGCGCTTGCTCAACCGGCTATCTGCTTGCAAAAACAGATGCCACAACCCCAAAGATCGAAACTATCCAAACTATGGCGGCAGGGGAATTCATTTATATGAATCCTGGCGCACTGACAAAGCCGCGTTTCTTCGGTACGTGCTCACGCTTGACGGGTGGGATCAGCCGCATTTGGAGTTGGATCGCATTGATGTCAACAAAGGTTACGAGCCGAATAATTTGCGGTTTGTTACGCGGCAAGTTAACCGCGATAACCAGCGTAAAGTTCAAGACATGCAGCGATACATCCTTGAACTTGAGGCCCGTGTACGACATCTTGAACAGCGGCCCGCGCAACCAATTCACGGTGCTAACTAACGAAGGTGCGTTGATTGTTCACAACTGCGGTTTTCTCGGCGGCGTTGGCTCATTTGAAACTTTTGGCCGTGCATACGGGTTAAAAATTACTGCGCAAGAAGCGCAGCGGGCCGTGGACGGCTGGCGCAGGGCCAACCCTTGGGCGCAAGACCACGGGCGGCGCTTAGAAGACGCCTACCTTCGGGCCATGAGAAACAAAGGGCATGAATTTAAAGCAGGACGTGTTGCGTACTTGTTCGACGGTCGGACCCTCTGGTATGCTTTACCCTCTGGCCGGGTGCTGTGCTATCCCAACGCCAAATTTGACGACGAAGGCAACGTGACGTATACCAAAGCAGCCTGGAAGCCCGCCGCTGATGCCAAGGAGTGGCCCCGCGCCCGCCTGTGGCGTGGCTTGGCTTGCGAGAACGTCACGCAGGCCGCTGCGCACGACATTCTGCGCCATTCCCTGCGCCAGCTTGATGGCGTTGTCCTACACGTCCACGACGAAATTGTTGTCGAGTGCCCGGCCCACGAGGCCGATGCAGTCGCTGCCCACATGCACCAGATCATGTGCACCCCGCCCGCTTGGGCCACCGGTCTGCCTTTGGCCGCAGAAGGTGTGACCACCACCCGATACTCATAAAAGAAAACCCCGGCGGGTAAGGCCGGGGCTAAAGTTCCAACATCTAAGGAGAAACCATGAATGATTTCACAGACTATGTTACCAGACTCGCACCAGATGGCGAAACTTTTTTACTGGTGCGTCAAAAACCCCAGCTCAAAGACGGCCAGTATCAGTACCACGCCGATGGGGCCATCAAGGCTACATGGCCCGCCATGCTGCCCACGGCCAAGGTCAAGACCGAGTGGGCCATCTACGGCAATACGGCCAGCTTCATCGTTGACCGCTTCACCGACGGCCATGTCAGCGCCAGCGCCGCCAACTGCGAGTACGTGCTGGTGATGGTGCTGGACGATGTGGGCACCAAGGCCAAGGTGCCACCGATCGAACCAACGTGGAAGATGGAAACGTCCCCTGGCTCGTTCCAGTGGGGCTACGTGTTCAACGAACAGCCGACCAAGGGCGAGTTCACCGCAGCCATCAAGGCCATCGCCGATGCAGGCTACACCGACCCCGGCGCGATCAACGCGGTGCGGAACTTTCGCCTCCCCGGCTCAGTCAACCTCAAACCTGGCCGCGACAACTTTGCGTCTGTGCTGGTGGAGTTCCACCCCGAACGTGACTTCACCCTGCCCGAGATATGCGCCGCCCTTAACGTCGTGCCTGGTGATGTGTCAGCCGTACACCGCCCGATCCGCATCAGTGATGACGGCACAGATGACGTGATGGTCTGGCTGTCTGACAACGGCTTGCTACTGTCCCGCCCCAACCAAGAGGGCTGGGCTGGCGTGATCTGCCCCAACTCAGCCGAGCACAGCGACGGCAACCCCGAGGGCCGTTACCTGCCCGCCAGCCGCGCCTACTGCTGCCTGCACTCGCACTGCATTGATCTGGATTCGTCGGTGTTCCTGCAGTGGGTGGCCGAGCAGGGTGGGCCTGCGCACACCCCCGGACTGCGTGATGAGCTGCTAACCGCTGCGATGGAGGGCGCACTTAGTAAGTTAGCGCCTACTCCGCAATACCCCGATGCTGCCGCCGTAGTGGTGGCCGAGGTCGAGCGCAAGGAATTGCAGCGCGTCGAGCGTGACGGGTGGTATGCCCGTTTTGCATACCTGCAAGATGATGATGCGTTCTTTGATCTGGTCGAGCGTCATGAGGTGTCGCGGTCATCGTTTAACGCGATCTTCCGACACCTTGAGTGCCGCAGCATCCACGGGCTGAAGAAGCCCAAGATTGAGGCCGCCACCTGCTTTGATGAGAACAGGCAGGCTAAGGGCGCCCGCATCTTGAAGGGTGTCACTTACGCGGCGGGTGAGTCGATCCTGTGCGCCCGTGACGGTATTGTGTACGGCAATCGTTGGCGTGATGCCCGGCCTGTCCCCGTCCCCGGCAACGTCCAGCCGTGGATGGCGCACCTCTCGCACATGATCCCTGACCAACGTGAGCGTGAGCACGTCCTTAACGTGATGGCCTTCAAAGTGCAGCACCCCAACCGCAAGATCAACCACGCCATCCTACATGGCGGCAATCCTGGCAGTGGTAAGGACACGCTCTGGTCGCCGTTCTTTTGGGCCATCGGTGGCCCGTCCCTGAAAAACGTGTCCCTTGTCCGAAACGAGGAGATCACTTCCCAATGGGGCTACGCCCTTGAAACCGAAGTCTTGGTCGTCAACGAGTTGCGCCAATCTGAGGCCAAAGATCGCCGCTCCCTTGAGAATACCCTCAAGCCCCTAATCGCCGCGCCCCCTGAGTATCTGTCAGTTCAGCGCAAGGGTTTGGCCCCGTATGATCTGGTCAACCGTCTGCAAGTAGTTGCGTTCTCTAATGAACGGGTGGCGATTAATCTGCCCTCCGACGACCGCCGTTGGTTCGTGATCTGGTCAGATGCCCCCCGTATGACCGATGACGAGGGTGCAACCATTTGGGCTTGGCTTGAGTCTGGCGGCAAGTCAGCAGTCGCCGCCTGGTTGCACCTGCGCAACGTGACAGCGTTCAACCCTGGCGCAACCCCGTTTATGACTGAGGCTAAGGCCATCATGGTCGAGGCTGGCATGAGCGGCGCGGAAGCGTTCCTTGTCGAGATGATGCGCTCCCGCTTGGGTGAGTTCTCCAAGGGTGTCGTCGGCGCGCCTTGGCACGCCCTCTGTGACCGTTTGCAGGGGTCGGTGCAGGGCAGCGTCAAAATCGTCCAGCCTGCCCTGCTCCACGCCCTCAAAGAGGCTGGATGGGTGGACATGGGGCGGCTCAAGTCGCGCCGCTATGACAATAAAAAACACATCTTCTGCGCCCCTGACATGATGGGTGAGTCGCGTTCAGACCTGCGCGACATGGTGGAGGCTGCGCCCCCCTCCAGTGTGCGTTTGGTCAAATAAAAAGGGGCCATTTGGCCCCTTTTTACAGTTTCAGCAATATCGCTATTATCGCGGCAACAAGTGCCGCCAATGCCATCATTTAATCGCCTCGTTCAGTACACACTGCGCCGTGTCAACATCCCCCGCTTGCAGCATTTCAAGAGCTTGCGCGATTGATGCCTTGAGGCTTGCGACTGTTTGTTTTTTAGGTGCTGGTGTCCATACAGGTGGCACATAATCCACGTCCAGTTCCTCCATTACCTCGGGTTGGGTAGCGTCCAGCATAGGTGCGGCGCGGTCAGCAAACGTGAACCCCTCACCCTTCAGCAACAAGCGAGAATTGAGGCTCGCATACTGGCTCACGTAATCGCCAGTCGTCATGCCCGCGTAAAACTCGGGATAACCGCGTTTCATGCTGTCATTCTTAGCGTCAACCTTACATTTAATTTTTGGCGGCTTTGCCGCCAGCTTGCGGTAAGCCTGGGCGTTTTCGGGCTTGACGGTGTAACGGGTTGTTGCGTGTGTAAAAGTAATCATGTCGTCACTCCATTTAAAAGGTTTACAGCGTGTTGCAGGTTGGCGTGGTTCGCCATACGAAAGCGTTGATCTTGTCGGGTAAATGCGCCCCGGTCGTTGCCCTTCGGCGCGTGTCGGATGCTTGGCTTGTCTATCCATGCGCCCCTGACATCACGGTCACCCAACAGAATATATGCAATGTATCGCCCGTCATCGGTCACGATAACGGCGGGGAACAAGTCGCCCCCTTGCCAGATGGTGCTAATCTGCACAGTCGCGGTATGGTAGTCGCTCATGCTGTCTCTCCTTATCGGGCCGATGGGCCAAAAAATTGGGCGAGATCGTCGCCTGTTTCGGTTTCGAGATCGTCGGTCAATTCTTCAATGTGGTTAAGGTTCCAGTCTGCGTCGTTACCCGTACCATATGAACCGTCTTGGCTTACTTCATTCCACGCCAGTGCCTCGGCCTCGTCTTGCGTTTCAGCCTCGATGGTCATGGTCACGTAAGACGTGCGTTTCAATTCAATTTCAAATGTTTTCATGGTGTGCCCCTTAAAAAGCAGAATAAACAAAACCGGATGCAGTCTCACCACAATATGCGCCCTGATCCATCAGATATTCACGCACAGCGTCAATCTGTTCGTCGTCGTCCAGCCCCTCAACGTCGATACGATAGTTGGCAATGATTTCTTCGGTCGAGCTTTCGTAATAATCGCAGCACAACGCGATCACGTCCAGCTCCAGCTCTTGGCCTGTGTCTTGTTCAAGCTGTTCAAGGTAATCGAACAGCGCAGCGCGCCCCTCATAGCTGAATTGATCTTTACGTCCTGCATCAGCAAAGGCGCGCTCAAAGTCGTATTTTGAAACGGTGGTTTTCATGGTGTTAGCTCCGGTCAGTGGTTGTGGTGAGGTCGAGAAGGTAGGCGCAGGGGTCAGGCATGAAGGTGTGAACCTCATACATCCGATTGTTGACCTGCTCGGCTTCGGCGTAAGTGAACAGGGGTTGACCTGTTGCGCCGTTGATGATGTTCTGTGCGTCATCTTCTGGGTGGAAGTGCCGCCCGTGTTGGTAGAGCTGAAACAAGAAACCTTCAGCGTCTGCGACACTTGTGATGGGTGTGCTGTAGTTCATGATTTAGCCCCTAATAAAGTCGTGAATAAAGATTTCCAAGATGTCAACGCGCGCCAACTCGTCAAAGTCTCCGTTTGAATCGTTCCATGCAATAGCGGCTCTGAGTTCTTCTGTAGGCGCTTGGTAAATCGTCCAAGCCTTTTCAGGGACGCCATGAAACAGGCGCACTAACTGGCCCTCTTTAAAGTCGTATGAGATATGGTTCATGGTGTTAGGCTCCGTAGATGTAAAAGAACGCGGCAAATGGCGCGCCGATAAAGAACGCGAACAGCGCGGCGTGGATGATGTCGGTGAAGAGTTGCTTCATGGTGTGTGCTCCTTAGTTAACGGGGAAGTGGCAAGTCGCGCGCGCAAAGTGCGTCATCAATCTGGAACAGTCGCGCATCAATGGCATCAAGCGCCGCGTCAACATCAGCGCCAGTATCGTGTTGCGCCATCAATTGGCGGCGCTCGTTTTCGGCGCTCAGATATGCGGCGTTTAATTGGTTGTCGGTCATGTCGGTGAAGTTCATACAGTACTCCTATGGGTTGTTGGTGTGTCTATTGTAAGGGATGTTTTTACACTTGCAAGGGTTGTCTGCAATACTTGACTAAATTGTGGGGTCTTCACCAGGCGGCGGCGTTTTTGAAAATTGTGGGCCTTGTGGGTGCGATTGTGGATAGCGTTTTATGGGGGTTTGACCCACGCGGAAAGCCGCGCCGCTCATGGGGTTTCGGGGCTTTGTGGATATTGTGGACAGTCTTTTAAGTTTAATTAGTAGACCCTAATATTAGTAAGTGTGCGTATGATTCCAAAAGGGGGTAGAGCGATTTAAATCGGGCGTCCAAAGTGTCCACAGTGTCCACACTTCGCCCCACGCATTTTGCCCCGCGCATGATGTGGACAATGTGGACAGTCTGCTAACTGATTGTCCACAATGTCCACAATCAGTGGTCTATACAGTGGTGTATGTGCATACAGTAGTGTGCTTGGGGTCTGACTGCATGGTGTGGACAACCCGCAATGTCCACAAAATGTTAGTTAGCACACACTAACCAGGTAGTGGCTTTGAGCTGGGAGGGGGAGGGGGTAGGGCCGAGCGGATGGGCCAACGGTAGCGTAGCGTCCGCAAACAATTTTTATTTTTTAATATAAGATGCACGCACGCATCCACGCGGCCATACAACTATGAGTTTTCATTCACTGCCACTTGTCATCAACGAGATACGCGCCACCGAGGCGGTGCTTAACCGCATCTACGACGCCGCCAAGATCGGATTGAAGGGCGACAACCTGGCGCTGGCCGCAGGGCTGCTGCCAAAAGCCTACCGGCAGTTGTGTGAGCTGGACCCGGTGGCAAAGCTGGCCGAAGACAAGGGCCGCGCAGAAGGTGAGATGGCTCTGACGCAGGTGTTGCACACGGCAGCGCTGGAGGGCGACGCCAAGGTGGCGCTGGAAATCCTGAAGCACCAGCACGGCTGGGTCGCCAAGCAGGCCATCACGGTGGACGTCAACCAACAGATCAGTATCCTTGGCGCACTCGCCGAGGCCGAGCGCAGAGCAGCCGACGTGGTAGAGGTCACGGATGTGATCGCGCATGAGCCAAGACAGACACAGGCGCTCCAAGCACGCAAAGCACCTAACAGACAGACCGCCTAATGCAAACCACCATCTATTCGGCAGAAGATGAGCAAGAACTCATGGCGCGACTGTGGTCGCCACAGTACAAGGACAACCCACTGGCGTTTGTGCTGTACACGTTCCCGTGGGGCGTCAAGGGCACGCCGCTGGAACACTTTGACGGCCCGCGCAAATGGCAGCGCGAGGTGCTCCAGAAACTTGGCGAACACATCAAACAAAACAAAGGCGAGGTGGACTTCAACACCCTACGCCACGCAGTCTCAAGCGGGCGCGGTATCGGCAAGTCGGCCCTAGTGTCATGGATCGTGATCTGGATGCTGTCCACCAGGATCGGCTCGACGACCATCGTGTCGGCCAACTCGGAAAGCCAATTAAGATCGGTCACATGGGCCGAGATCACCAAGTGGCTGGCGATGTCACTCAACAGCCATTGGTTCGAGGTCAGCGCCACCAGACTGATGCCCGCCAAGTGGCTGACCGAGTTGGTCGAGCGTGACCTAAAGAAGGGCACGCGCTACTGGGGCGTTGAAGGCAGACTCTGGTCAGCGGAAAATCCAGACGCCTACGCGGGTGTGCACAACTTCGACGGCGTGATGGTGATCTTCGACGAGGCCAGCGGTATTGACGACGCCATCTGGGCGGTGACGGCTGGTTTCTTTACGGAGAACACGCCCAACCGGTTCTGGTTGGCGTTCTCCAACCCACGGCGCAACACGGGGTACTTCTACGAAACGTTCCACAGCAAGCGGGAGTTCTGGCAGACCAAGGTGGTGGACGCCCGTACAGTGGAGGGGACGGACAAGCAGGTCTACCAGCAGATCATTGATGAGTATGGGGCAGACTCGGGGCAGGCGCACGTCGAGGTGTACGGTGAGTTCCCGAACGCTGGCGATGACCAGTTCATCTCCAGCATGGTGGTGGACGACGCCATGAAACGAGAGCGTTACAAAGACCCATCGGCTCCAATCGTGATTGGCGTAGACCCGGCGCGGTTCGGGGCAGACGCCACCGTGCTGGCTATCAGGCAGGGGCGAGACATCGTGAAACTCATCAGGCACCGGGGCGACGACACCATGACGGTGGTCGGGCACGTCATCGAAGCGATCGAAGAATACAAGCCAGCGATGGTGTTCATCGACGAGGGCGGGCTGGGGGCGGGTATCGTGGACCGGCTGAAAGAGCAGCGCTACAAGATCAAGGGTGTGAACTTCGGCTGGAAGTCCAAGAACCCGGCCATGTACGGTAATATGAGGGCGCAGATATGGGGCGACATGCGCGACTGGTTGAAGTCGGCCAGCATCCCGCAAGACAGGTTCTTGAAAACTGACCTGATTTCGCCTATGATGAAGCCGGACTCCAAAGGCTCTATCTTCTTGGAGTCCAAGAAAGACATGAAGGCGCGGGGTTTGGCGTCGCCAGACGCGGCTGACGCCATCGCGCTGACATTCTCGTACCCGGTCGCAAACCGGGGTGACTACAATCGACCAGAGCGGCGCGTCCTGTCAGAGCGCGGCATGGTTTCAACGGGTTGGATGGGTGCTTGACATGGCTACAAAGAAAAGCGTTTCATTGTCCGTCGGTCGCGGCGAGAAGCTGCCCGTGTCCAAGGGCGCTGGCCTGACCGCCAAAGGCCGCGAGAAGTACAATGCAGCCACGGGCAGCAACCTCAAAGCGCCTGCCCCGAACCCCAAGACCAAAGCAGATCAGGGGCGCAAAGATTCGTTTTGCGCCCGGATGGGTGCCGTCGCGGCTAACGCCAAAGACGGCGAACGCGCCAAGGCGGCGCTCAAACGATGGAAGTGCTGATGAAAACGTGTTTTAAGTGCAAAACAAACAAGCCCCAAAGTTTGTTTTTTAAGCACCATTTAACTACCGACGGGCTTCATAGTTGGTGCAAAGATTGCTGCGCGGAGGGAAGCACTATTTCACGGGCAAAGCAAAATTCTACAATTGAAGGCCGCGCGCGCGTATTTTTGCGTAACGCTAAAAACGGCGCAACTAAAAGAAAACAAATTTTTGCTTTAACTGCTGCCGATGTTATTGACTGTTGGAACACGCAAGCCAATGTTTGTGCGTACAGTGGCCGCTTAATGACGCTGGAAGCCGGGAAACTTAACACAGTGTCCATAGAGCGTATCGACAGTAATGTTGGGTACACTCCCGAAAATACAATTTTGGTTTGCCAAGCAATTAACCGCATGAAGTCAGACTTTGAGTTTGATGATTTCTACAATTTATGCCGCGACGTTGCTCAATTTTTGGGCGACAATTCACTAAACCTTGCTGTTGGAGCGTACAAATGAAAAAACCTGGTAGCCCCGGCTTGTATGCCGCAATTAACGCCAAACGTGAGCGCATCAAGGCTGGCTCTGGCGAGAAAATGAACAAAGTGGGCAGCAAGAACGCGCCTACGGCCAAGGACTTTAGAGAGTCGGCCAAGACGGCAAAGCCCGCCAAGAAGGGGAAGTGATGCCACTGGTCAAGTCAAAGTCACCCGAGGCGTTTCGCAAGAACGTCAAGGCCGAAGTGGCTGCTGGCAAACCAGTGAAGCAAGCTGTAGCCATTGCGTACTCAATCAAGCGTGCTGTACAATCTAAGCCTAAACCGAAAGGTAAAAATGGCTGACCCAACTGGTATGGTTGCCGCTGCCGCTGTAGCGAACGGTGGCAAACCCAAGAAAAGCGAGTCAGATATTCTGGCACTCGCCCGATCCCGCCTTGACCTGGCGGTTTCGGCGCTTTCCGAATCACGGGAAGACGAGACAGACGACTTGCGCTTTTACGCAGGCTCCCCCGACAACCAATGGCAGTGGCCCGCCGACGTGCTGGCTACTCGCGGCGCTGTGCAGGGCCAGACCATCAACGCACGCCCGTGCCTGACCATCAACAAGCTGCCCCAGCACGTCCGTCAGGTGACGAACGACATGCGGCAAAACCGCCCTGGCGCCAGAGTCATCCCCGTGGACGACAAAGCCGATGTGGCCGTGGCCGACATCTTCAACGGCATGATCCGGCACATCGAATACATCAGCGACGCTGATGTGGCCTACGACACTGCCTGCGAGAACCAAGTCTCCTACGGCGAAGGCTACATCCGGCTGCTGACCGAGTACTGTGATGGCGACTCGTTCGACCAAGACATCAAGATTGGCCGGGTGCGTAACAGCTTTTCGGTCTACATGGACCCGATGATCCAAGACCCCACCGGCTCGGACGCCAAGTATTGCTTTGTGACCGAGGACGTGACCCGCCTTGAGTACGAGCGCATGTATCCCGACTCCACGCCGATCTCGACGCTTCAGTCGCTGGGCGTGGGCGACCAGTCGATCAGCAACTGGCTGAACGAAGACACGATCCGCGTTGCCGATTACTACTACATCGACTACGACAAGGCCACGCTCAACCTGTACCCCGGCAACATGACTGCGTTTGCAGGCACGCCCGAGGACAGAGAGATGAAGGCTGTCTACGGCAAGCCGCTGCGCAGCCGCGAGTCAGACCGGCCCAAGGTCAAGTACTGTAAGATCAACGGGTACGAAATTCTTGAAGAACGCGAGTGGGCGGGCAAGTACATTCCCGTCATCCGCATTGTTGGCAACGAATTTGAGGTGGATGGCCGTTTGTACGTGTCGGGCTTGGTGCGTAACGCCAAGGACGCCCAGCGCATGTACAACTACTGGGTCAGCCAAGAGGCCGAGATGCTGGCGCTGGCCCCCAAGGCACCGTTTATCGGCTACGGCGGCCAGTTTGAGGGTTACGAGGAAAAGTGGAAGACGGCCAACACCAACAACTGGCCGTATCTGGAGGTCAATCCAGACGTTACAGACGGCCAAGGCGCTGCCCTGCCGCTACCCCAGCGGGCGCAGCCCCCAATGGCCTCCAGTGGCCTGCTGCAAGCCAAGGCAGGCGCATCTGAGGACATCAAGTCCACAACAGGCCAGTACAACGCATCACTGGGCATGGGTTCCAACGAACGCAGCGGCAAGGCTATTCTGGCCCGCCAGCGTGAAGGCGATGTGGGCACGTACCACTACGGCGACAACTTGTCCCGTGGCGTGCGTCATGTGGCCCGTCAATTGGTGGACCTGATCCCTAAAATCTACGACACGCAGCGTATTGCCCGCATTATTGGCGAGGACGGCGAAACGAAGATGGTCAAGATCAACCCTGATCAGCCAGAACCCGTCAACCAGATCGTGAACGAAGAAGGCATCGTCATTGAGAAGATTTACAACCCCGGCGTCGGCAAGTACGACGTGGTTGCCATCACTGGCCCAGGCTACGCCACCAAGCGCCAAGAGGCGCTAGAGGCAATGGCCCAGTTGCTGCAAGGCAACCCGCAGTTGTGGCAAGTGGCAGGCGATCTGTTCGTCAAGAACATGGACTGGCCCGGTGCTCAAGAGATGTCCAAGCGTTTTGCCAAGACCATCGACCCTAAAATTATGGCCGACGACGACAAAACGCCAGAATTGCAGGCCGCAGAGCAGCAAATCCAAGCAATGGGTGCTGAGATGGAGCAAATGCACCAAATGATCCAAAATGTGGGCAAATCCATCAAAATGCAGGACTTGGCACGCAAGGATTACGAGGCCGAAATCAAGGCATATGCTGCCGAAACACAGCGAATTTCTGCTGTTCAGGCCAGTATGAGTCCCGAGCAGATTCAAGACATCGTGATGGGTACAATTGCAGCAGCTTTGGACACCGGCGACTTGATCAACGGGGCACCAGAGATGCGCGAGATGCCTCCGATGGCTGAACAACAAGGAATGCCACAATGAAAGCTGCTGATTTCATAGGGACGCTGTTTTTGGCGCGGGATGTGGCCCATTCTGTGCATCTGAACACCCGTAGCTTTAGTAAACACGAAGCCCTGAACATTTTTTACAACCGAATTATTGGTGCGGCTGACGATTTTGCTGAAGCGTACCAAGGTCGGAATGGTTTGATTGGCCCAATCACACTGCATTCGGCTAAAAAGACCAACAACATCATTGAATTTTTGCAAGAATCGCTTGCGGAGATTGAAGCCGCACGTTACGAGGTGTGCGACAAATCGGATTCATCGCTTCAGCAATTGATAGACAATATCATTGAAGTTTATTTGCGGACTCTGTATAAATTACGCTTCTTGGCATAAGGAAAACATCATGGAACTCTTGAATCCTTTATCAGCAACCAACTTCCCTGCTAAATCGGTGGCATACACCGGCACGGCGGGCAATACCGGAACATGGCCTGCTGGCCCTGAAGGTGTTGTGGTCTGGTCTGACCAGTCGTGCTACATCGAAGTTGGCGAGAGCGCGGTAGCCACCACTTCTTGCACACCGATCCCAGCCTTCACGCCGGTCCCGTTTAAAGTGCCCCAAGGCACTGGCAGCCAGTGGCGTGTGAGCGCCATTCAGGTGTCT